GAAGCTCTCAATCACCTATTAGAAATAAACGAAGAACTAAATGCGAAGATAATAGCAATGGATGCTTATGTAAAGAATGGAGATGCAAAAATCCGATTACTTAAAGGTTATATCCAAAATTTAGAAACAATAATAATAAACTACGAAAATGAAAAAGCAAATAACTATAACTGTCCCAACTGATTGGAGTGCGGTAAGCCTTAAAAAATATATTCAATTACAAAAGGATATAGAAACTTATAAAGATAACGAAGATGCAGTTACTGCTGTATTATTTCACCATCTTTGTGAAGTAGGAGCAGATGTTGTACAAAGATTGGATATACAAACTTTTCAAAATATATCATTAGATTTAGGAAGGTTTATGAATAAAACAGATTATCCTTTACAAAAGATAATTAAGATTGGAGATATAGAATACGGCTTTGAACCTAATTTATCAGAAATGGCATATGGAGCTTATGTGGATTTAAGTAAATATGAAACACTTAAATTGGATGAGAAGTGGGCAGAAGCGATGAGTATCCTTTACCGACCGGTTACAAAGAAGATGGGCGAATTTTATGATATACGTCCCTATGAAGGTATGGTATTAGGAGAACCATTTTTAGATGTACCTATGGATGTACACTTCGGTGCTATGGGTTTTTTTTTCTCTATACTAAAGGATGTGCAGAAAGGTATCCTGAACTCTTTGAGCCAAATGAAGGAAGTTCCTCCCAGCATTCTATCAATTTTGGAAGAAAATGGAAGGGCTACTCAACTATTTACCAATTAGCAGGCGGAGATATACTTAAATTTGATGAAATAGTAAAACAACCATTGGAAAAATGTTTATTGTTTTTATCATATGAATCGGATAAAGTAACTATTGAAACACTAATGCACAAAGAGGCTCTAAAAAGGATATAAGAAATTTCTATCCTTTTTTTGTTATATAATTAAAACAATTGATAAATGAGCGGAACTCCATCACAAAGCCGTAACCAACGACAAAACTCTGGTGTTTATCTAGGGCCTACTCGTGGTAAAAGTTCTCCTAAAAATAGTAGAAGGGGTTGTCTATGTATTGATTCAAACACATATAGCAGAAGATGTTGTGGTGGTGCATTAATACAACAGGGAATCGGACAAATAGAATTTCCTTCTGCAACTATGGGAGGATTTAGTAATGGTTTCTCATCAGGATTTGATATAACATAAAAAAAATAAAAACATGTCTGAAATAAGTAAAGGGGCTCTAACGAGTGAAAATAACAGTAGTTTTCCGAATAACAATACGGGCTACATCACTCCAACCATACTTCGTACATTCAACCAAAACATGATTGATTCATTGGTTGATGAAATTAGTTACACAGCAGATAGTGCTAGTGTAAACACAAAGATTACACAATTACAACAATTCAGTTCTTCATTAGATGCAACTTTTGCAACTGATGCACAATTAACTGCATTGAGTACATCTATTGCAGTAACTGATTTAACACAATCTACAAATATAGCTGCTCTTCAAAGTTGGAGTAGTTCATTGGATAATGATTATGTATCTGAAACACAATTCAATGCATATACATCATCTCAAACTGCGGAGAGTGCAAGTTTTAACACAAGAATAAATGCATTAGACCCATCAGGTTCAGCTGCGGCAATCTTATCATTGAATGCTGCAACTGCTTCATTATATGCTTATACTGCAAGTAATGATAGTAAATGGAATACATTAGGTGGACAAACAGGTTCTTATGTAACTGAAGCGGAAAGTGGAAGTTTTGTAACATCAGTATTAGCTGGTGGAACACCAAATGTAATTAGTGTAACAAAAGGTAATGGTACAATCAATACTATTACTGTTAATAACGTAACTTCTGCATCATTTGCATTTACTGCATCTGAAGCAAGAAATATAGTATTGATAGCAAGAAATGGAAACGCATCTTCTTTACCTGCTGGAACAGTCGTTCATATCACAGGAGCGAGTGGTGATAATCCTATATTCAATACCGCATCTTTTGATTCTGAATTATTATCAGCAAACACATTAGGTATTCTAAGAACAACTGCAGTAAGTGGAGCAGATGTTGAGGTATTGGTAAATGGTATTGTTACTGGAGTAAATACTGACCCTGCTAATGGATATGTGGCAGGAGATATAATTTACTTATCTTCATCAGGTCAATTCACAAGAGTACAACCACAAGCACCTAATCAAATTGTAACATTGGGACAAGTGTTAAGAGCACAACAGAACAATGGTTCAATTTATGTAAACATTACTAATGGGTGGGAATTAAACGAATTGCATAATGTAGCAATCAATAGTGTTGCAGATGGTGACGTTTTAGTATATAGAAGTGGAAGTGGATTATGGACAAACTCTTCATCAATAGAATTAGGAAACGCTACAACGGGTTCTAACACATTCAATGGTAATCAATCTATAACAGGTTCGGTATCATTGACAGGTGATATAACTGCAAGAAGTGCATCATTCCAATATGTACAAACAATTTTTGAAACTGCATCAATAATTTACTCATCTGGTTCTAACCAATTAGGTGATGAATTATCTGATACACAAACTCTAAGTGGTAGTGTAAAAGTTCAGGGTTTATTTACTGTAAATGGTGTATCACCTGTATATGAAAATCAAACGGGTTCAATGACGGTTTTAAGTGCATCATTCGCACAAACTGCACAAACTGCAGTAACCGCAACAACTTCATCATATGTACAAAGTGCATCATTTGCGGAAAACGCTGGATTATTAGATGGTAAAGATTCTTCGGAGTTCGCAACAACAGGAAGTAATACATTTTTAGGTAATCAAACTATAAGTGCATCACTTTATGTAAGAGGTGGTGATATAAATCATATTTCAAATAATACAACCCTTAACCCTGATTTATACTTAACTGAATCCTTAGCAGGGCAAGTTAATATAATTAAAGGTTGGGGTGAAAACCCTTCTGTAGGTGGAGCTGGTACATTACAAGCAAACTATACCGGTTCGATAAGAATTACGGGTAGTAACAACACTGTGGCAATGCCACAAATTAGACCAACTTCAATTGGAGGCGGTGTTGATCAGACAGGATATATTTCAGGTTCAGATAACGTAATAGCAAGTAACAACGCAGGTATTTTCTTAAATACCGGTTCTCAATTATTTCCTAAAACTCAAAATAATCAGATTGGAGTAAACGCTGCTATATTGATGAACTTTACAACTTCTTCATTAAGTGGTGGACATCCTACTCTAAGTTCTAATACATTAGCTGCTTCTATACTAACAATTAACCATAATAGCGGTTCAATAACTTCTTTATCAAATAACTGGGTTAATGCTGGAGCTTTAACTACAACACAAAATTTTGTAACGAATACTAGACCAACAATTTCAAATAACATTATAGTTGGTAATGCTACAACAATAAATCATATCAGTAGTTCAGTCACTTATACTGCTAACATTGCAAATTCACCTGTAACTGTAAATAACCATTTAAGTTCATCTGGAATTAGTAATAATAATTTAAGTATAACTGATAACATATTCTTAGGAGGAACATCTGCCACAGGTCATACTATTTATGTATCGGGTTCTCAAAGTAGTAATGCGAGTAGACAGATTGCTGATAACTTAATTGGTGGTAGAGGAATTTCAATTTCATCATCATTTGCAAGTTCATCAAACTCGAACTTATTATCATCTTTAGTATACGGACAGGCATTAATTGTAAGTGGTAATCATGGTACATTTGGTGGTACTACTTTTGTAGGTAGATATAATGAAAGTGGTAGTTTGGCAAATGCACAAGATATAGTATTTGCGGTTGGTACGGGTACATCTATATCCGCTAGAAGAACTGGTTTATGGATTGATTCGGGTTCTAACACCAACATTAGTGGAACATTAGAAGTAATAGGTAATTCTGCATTTACGGGTTCAGTTGATGTGAGCGGTTCTACACTAACCCTAAATAGAGATGGTGGTATAGCCTTAAAAGTATTAAGCGGTTCAGTAGAAGTAACTTCTCCACAAGGAACAGGATACTTCTATTCTAACTTACCAATAACATCTTCTAACTTAAGAATCAATGGTCCTGGTATTATTGCTGACTTATTTGTTAGTGGAGTATTTAGTGGTAACTCAACTCTTAACGTTGCAGGAAACTCATACTTTACGGGTTCAGTATTTACATCTGCATCAGTAAATGGAGTGGTAACTACTGTAACGACAAGTTCAAATACTGCATCATTAGATTTTAGTAAAGGTAACTCATTCACTGTTCAATTAGTAAGTGGAAGTAATACACACATATTCCCAACAAACGTACAAACGGGTCAGACAGTAAACGTAAAAGTAAATTCAGTTGCAGGAGCTGGTGTAACATTCCAATCAACTATAAAACAAGTAAGTGGAAGTGGATATGTTCCAACACCTGCGACTGGTGTAGACATTCTTACAATGGTTACATTTAATACAACATCAGATGTATATTTGGCGAACGTTAAAAATCTAATATAATATGAATTTTACACCAACGAGTTTTTTAGGAGGTTCGAAACCATTGATATGTACTGATGTAGTGGGCAAAAATTATTCTTTACTTAAAACTGCAGCTATACCAGGAGAATGGACAGCACAATATATGAATCCAATGACGATGACATATTGTACTGTTGAAGTTCAATCAGCAACTACCCCTAGAAGAATAGTTGCAGTACCGAATACAGTAACATACGCAGGTGGTGATTCTAATAATGTTACAATTATTGCAGGGCCTGACGCTAGTGGATATGTTTGCCCGCAAAACTTAGATTTATGTGTTGGGCAACAATACCAAATCGTAGTTAGTTCAGGAATTGCGATTGTAGGTTATTTTGATACTGGAAGCTGTGGATTTGTATGTAGAGCAGATAGTATTAACTCATGGCTACCTGGCACTTATTACTTAGATGCTATATCAGGTTCAGTAGTAATACCTTCGGGTTCTACTATAAGTGCTGTTGGTTCACCATATACAACTGCTTGTGCAGGATGTTAATAAAAAAAGAAAAAAATAAAAATATATTGTTATATAACTAAAGCAAAAATAAAACTATGAATTCAAAGGAAATACTAAATAGAGTTCTTACACTCTTATACTCCGATAAAAAGGAAGAAGAAGTGTTATTTACCTATGCGAAATTGAAAGATGGTACAATCGTTGAATCTCCAACCTTTGATGTAGGTGAGAAAGTGGAAGTAATTTCAGAAGATGGAACTAAATCTTTGGCACCTGATGGAGAACATGAATTGGCTCTTAAAGATGAAAGTGGTAATGAAAACATCATCAAAGTAATTACAAAAGATGGTATTATCACAGAAAGAGAGAATGTAGAATTGGAAGCAGAAACTAAAGATGCTGAAGAGCTACCAGGTTCTCCAAACAAAGCAAACGAAATCCCTGATCCTAAAGCAGCTGGACAAGAAGTAGAAGGTTTAAAACCTGCATCTATGATGGCAGCAGAAGAAGAATTACCTTCGGGTGATGGTATTGAAGAAGAAGGTGAACCAATGCCAGGCGAAAAAGGCTCTCCATTTGATATGGCGGCATACGATAAGAAATTAGAAGATATGGCGTATCGTATTGAAGAAATGGAAAAGAAAATCGCTAAGATGGCAGAAGTTGAAATCGAAGTTAAAGAAGAGGAAGAAGAAGAACTTCCTAAATTAGATGGAGCACCGGTAGAAGCTGGTAAACCAAATAAGTTTTCTTTAATGAAAGCCAACAACGAAAACAAAGATAAAATGGTTGTTAGAAACTCTCAAAATAGAGTTTTAGACAGATTATATAATAACTAATAACATTATTAAAAAAATTAAAAAAATGAGCAAAAGACAAAATTTCCAATTAGGAAACCCTAGCGTAACTACAACTTACGCAGGTGAATTCGCTGGTAAGTATATCAGCGCTGCCTTGTTTAGTGCTAAGACATTGGATAATAAGTATGTAACTATTATGCCAAATGTAAAGTACAAGCAAGTGATTCAGAAAGTGCAAGCATCATCTATCGTAACAGATGCATCTTGTGATTTCGTAAACTCTGGTTCAATCGCATTGACAGAGAGAATTTTAGAACCAAAAGAATTGCAAGTAAACCTAAGTTTATGTAAGCAAGAATTCGTAGATAGCTGGGAGAGCTTACAATTAGGTTTCTCTGCGTTTGATACAATCCCTGCAAACTTTAACGATTACTTAGTATCTTATGTATCTGCATTCGTAGCTGAACAAACTGAAACTTCTATTTGGCAAGGTAATAGTGCAACTAACGGTCAATTTGGTGGATTTGAAAGAGCATTCTCTGCTTCATTAGCATTGAGTTCTTCAACATCAGTAATTGCAGCAGGTGCAACATCACCAACTTCTCACGCAGGAGCTATCTCTGGTTCAGTAACATCAGCAAACGTAATTTCTAAATTAGATTCTGCTGTAAACTCTATTCCTGATGCCGTATATGGTAAGGAAGACTTATTGATTTATGTTTCTACTAACGTAGCAAAAGCATATCAGCAAGCATTAGCAGGTGGAGCAGTAGGAGCAAACGGTTGGAATAACCAATTGAACGTGGGTGAAAAACCATTCAACTTCAATGGTATCGAAATCGTACACTGCCCTGGTTTAAGTGCAAACAAATTCGCAATCGCACAAAAATCTAACTTATTCTTCGGTACTGGATTGTTATCAGACCACAACGAAGTAAAAGTATTAGATATGGCTGACTTGGATGGTTCTCAGAACTTCCGTATCATAATGAGATACACTGGTGGTACTCAATTCGGTATCGGACAAGACATCGTTTACTACGGAGCTTACTAATAAAAAAATAATAGGAGAGGTGTATGGCCTCTCCTTAATTTACGAAGTTAAAAAAACAATAAAATAATAATAATATGGCGTGTAACTTATCAGCTGGAAGACAGGAAGTATGTAAAGAATCGATAGGTGGACTTCAAGGAGTTTACTTTATCAACTATACTACTGGCTCTTTCACTAAGAACGGAAGTGGAGTGGTAACAGCGTTGCCAGTTTCTTCATCACTATATTATTATGAACTTAAAGGAACTTCTGCTTATACTGAAACTGTGAATACTTCAAGAGAAAATGGTACAACATTCTTCTCTCAGGAATTAACATTGAATTTGAAGAAATTAACAAATGAGATGACAACACAATTAAAGTTGATGGCTTATGGAAGACCTCAAATACTAGTTTGGACTAACAACGGAGATACTTTATTAGTAGGTGAACAACATGGAGCAGATGTAACTGCGGGTACAATTCAAACCGGTGGTGCATTGGGTGACCTATATGGTTATTCAGTAACATTCACTGGACAAGAACAATTACCAGCATCGTTTATTTCTGGCTCAACAACGGGTTCAGCATTACCAACTTCAGTATTGAATGGTGGAACAATCGTATATGGTTCATAATATATAAACTATAAAACATAAAATAGGGGTGGTAGAAATACTACCCTTTTTTTATGCCGAAAAAGGAGAAAATAATTTGTTATATATAATATAGATAAAGTCGAGATAAATGATAGCATATTACATCACAGGCAGTAATAATGTAGCGATAAGAACAAATGAAATCAACTCAGGTTCAGTTCTTAGTTTGAGATTACAAAACATGCTTACTTTGGTAAACACTTCCTCATCAATAAGTAACTATTCATACGATGATTATGAATCACTTTTACAATTTACTGCAAGTATTGTAAGTGCTAGTGTTGGTGATGAGTATCGTGCTAATATAGTTTCAGGAAGTACAAATGTATGGAATGGAAGTATTCAGGTATATGCATCAGAATCATTAGTATCCGCTTACACAAACCAAAACACTCAGTATAAATCTAATGTGACTGAGAACGAATATATCATAATGAACTAATATGGAAAAGAAGTATCAGAGTTTTTCAGTTGTAAATCTTACTCAACAAGACATTCCTGTTATTACCGAAGATGTAAAGACAAGGTATAATTGGGTGCCGTTTGGTATTCAAACACAAGATGATTTTTACCCTATTGTAACACAGGCCCTTCAATCATCTACAACCAATGCAGCGTGTATTGAGGGTATAGCAGACCTTATATTTGGTAAAGGGTTATACACAAAGAATACGGCATTTGAAACACAACTATCACGCCTACTACCACAAGAGGAAACAAAAAGAGTAATCTTTGACCTTAAATTATATGGTAATGGTGCATATCAGGTATATTGGAACGATGAACATACAAAGATAATTAAGTTCTATCACATACCAGTTCAAACCCTAAGAGCGGAAAAACTATATGGTGACCCTAAAATACAAAATTATTTTTATTGTACTGATTGGTATGATTTAAAAGCACAAAGAGCTAAGATACAAATTCCTGCATTTGGAACATCGAATGAAAAGAGAGAGATTCTATGGATAAAAAATTACACGCCAGGTAAATACTATTACTCAACACCGGATTGGATTTCAGCATTACAATTTTCTTATGTTGAAGCAGAGTTAAGTAACTTACATATAAACAACATTGAGAATGGTTTCTTACCGGCTGTAATGATTAATATGAACAATGGAGTTCCTGCACCGGAAGAAAGAGATACTATTGAAGACCTGATTGAACGTAAGTTTACCGGCACAAGAAATGCAGGTCGCTTTATGATTTCATTTAATGATGATGCGGCTAACAAACCAACGATTGATACAATCAACATAGATAATCTACATGAAAAATACCAATATGTTGCCGATTACGCACAAGACCGTATATTAGTAGCACATCGTATTACTTCTCCATTATTGTTTGGTATAAGAACTGCTAATAATGGATTCTCCTCACAATCAGAAGAGATGAAGACGGCGTTTTCTATCTTACAAACGATGACAGTAAATCCATTCCAAAACTTAGTAATCAACGCTATAACCGATGCACTATTAGAAGGTGGATATGATGATACACAATTATATTTTGAGCAACTAACACCATTAGCAATTCTTTCTACAACTGCGGAAGAAACCGGACAAAGTATAGAAGAAGTAGAAGATGATATAAACGAACAGGCTGAAAACCCTGAGGTGATAGAAGAATCAACCGAAAATGTAGAACAATTAGAGGATGATGAACCAATCAGACCTTTCCAATATGGTTTTAGTAGAGCTTACGAAACTTATAAAGATTAAACCTTATGTACGCATTATTTATTACAAGAAACGACATCATTAAGAATACCCCATTGCAGGGTGCTATTGATGCAGATAAACTATTACCTTTTGTAAGAACTGCACAAGACAAATACCTCTTAGACCTATTAGGTACTGTATTGTTTTATTATCTACAAGCGAGGATAGAAGCGGGAACATTTAGTTCCTTAGATTCATATTATCAAGACCTGATGGATGACCACATCAAACCTACACTAATATGGTACTCCTGCGTTGAATATATCCCTTTTAGTGGTATATCTTTTAAAAGCGAGGGTGCAGTAAAGCATCTTTCAGATCAATCAGTAGCGCCAGGTAAAAACGAAATTGATTACCTTTTAGCAAAGGCCCAAAACAACGCAGATTATTATGCGACTCGTTTACAAAACTACCTTATTGCTTATAGTGCTCAGATACCACAGTATTTGGAATCAGTAGGTAATATGACACAAATTTTCCCAAATATGAGTAATACATACTTTGGGGGGATCAACTTATAAAAAATAAATTAGATGGGTGTAATAATTAACGATAGTGGACAAAACTTTAATCTCTACTATAACATATTAGATTATTGGAAGACAGTGATGAGTAATCACCCTTCAATTGGTAGTGTTCAGCAAGGAGACATATTCGATATAGATAGTAAAGAGTTCCCTGCATATCCATTAGGAAACATCCTAATTACAAATGCAAGTATGGGAGAAAGAACTACCACTTGGACTTGTCAATTAACAGTAGCAGATAAAGTAAAACTTAAAAACAACGAATCATCGGGTTCATTTAACTCACAAGTAATTCCTTATGAGGGTGTAGATGATGTTGTAGATATACACGCTAATACCCTTGCAATTATAAACGATTTAACATCCTATACACAAAGAGCAATAGAAGCAGCGGAAATAGAAGGTGATATAAATTGTGTTCCATTTAGAGATAATTTTGATAATGGTTTAGCAGGATGGGTTGCTACATTTGATATGACAGTTCATAATAACAAAGATATATGTATCTTTAATTTAGTTTAATATGGCAAATCTAACAAAGACTGCAGATCAAACTAAAGGATTAAAGCAGGTTGCGACACAAATAAAAAACGCAGCACTATTCTTTGCACCTAAAAAGACGGGTAATCTAAAAAGAGCACTTAATACCGCTAACCGACCTGAATCAATGGTAAAGGTTACAAACATAGGTGGTGGTACTCGTTTTACTTTTTCATTAATCATAGCACCCAGCGGTGCAGAATATGGAAAGTTTTGGAACTCACCAAATGTTTCATCTACTGTAAGAAAAGGTAAAACTCCAAATGTACCTCGTAGTATAGATTATGGTATGCAGGCTGTTAATGATAAATCAGTAAAGACTGAGATAGATAGATTAATAGGGGGATATACCGATGCTTTAATTGGTGAAAAAGTAAGAGTATTAGTAGGTGGTAAGTTAGAAAAAGGATTTCAACAACTTTCCTCTATTAAGTAAATTATTTTTTTTGTTATATAGTAAAGTAACTTATTTATGGCTCTAGCGATACTACAAACTCCAGCATCAGCATCTTTGGCACAATCACCTATTGTGTTTTCAGTTTCGTCATCAACCGATACGACTAATACTGGATTTCAATATGTAGCAGATTTATATTATTGGGATGGGGCAGTAAGTAATAGTGGTAGTTCAGATTATACACTTGTAAAGTATCCAAACGTTTCTGGCGTTGGTATATTTGATTTAAGCAGAATTCTTAACTCTACACTTACTGATTTAGCTCAAACCAATGGTTCAAATGTAAAATTTTTTAAGTGTGATTTCTATACTCAATGGCAAGTTGGTGTGGCATATGTAACTGGTTCTCATTTAACTTCATCAGTATATAAAGCATTGGATGGATATGGTATATTTCAAGAAGCAATTGGAGTACCTACACAAAACACTACACCACATTGGCCTATAATGACAAGCGGCCCTAATCAACAATACTTCTTTGATGGTAATAAGGGACAGGGTTCAGTATATATTGGAGATTTGGGAACACCAATTCCAACTAAAATAGTATATTCTGGTTCAACAGGAAATGGACAGTATGTATTAGATACTACAACAAATACTACTTCTACACAAATCGATCAGTTTCCGATGTTTCCTGCACAAAGTGGATTTCCATTATCATCAACTAATCTAACAAATTATTCGGTGCAATCTTATGCAGGAAATACTGCATTAGGAACTCCTATACAATTCATATATGCCTGCCAACAAAAGTATCCAAACATCCGAATTAAATGGAAAAATAGATATGGGCAGTTTGATTGGTTTAATTTCTATATGGTATCACAAAATTCATTTAGTACCGATAGAAGATTATATCAACCACAAATTGGTAGTTTCCAATCATCAACGCTATCTTACAATTCGTATGATTCTCAAAATCTTACTTATGTAACAAATGCTACACAACAATTATTTGTGAATACATTTTGGATTGAGGAAACATATAACGATATAATAAAAGAATTATTAGTATCAGATGAGGCATATTGGGTATATGATGAAGCGGCAGGAGATTTAAGACCTATTACAATTAATACAAATTCAATTGTATTTAAAACCGGCGTTGTCGATAAAACAATACAATACTCATTTAACTTTGATTGGGGACAACAATATAAATTAATTATCTAATATGGGGGTTACAAGTACAAATACAATTGCGTATAAATTAGTAGCAAGTGGAAGTATCTTAGACCTATTTGATGATGAAGATATATTAGTATCAGATAACATCACAGGTCTATTCGATATAGGAACACTACCTACTGATTTTAGTAGAACTATTGTTTTACCTGCAACAAAAAAGAATAATGCATTCTTTGAGCATGTATATGACATTAGTATAGAATCTCCATATCTTTTTTCAACCAATGTTAAAGTAGAAGCCTATTTAGATTTTGAAGGTATATACGTTGCAAGTGGTTATTTACAATTAAATAAAGTAACTGTAAAAGAAGGATTGGGAGTTGAGAGTTACGAAGTATCATTGTATGGTGGATTATCATCCTTTGCAAGAGATTTAGGAAAATACTATTTGAGTGATTTAAGCACTCTGAGTCAATATAATCATACTTCTTCTTATAATATTATAACTGCGAGTTGGAG